GGGAGTAAGGAGATGACATGCCAAGTATAATTACAGCCACCGAGTTGCGATCTGTGCTTGGTGTGTCGTCTGCTTTATATAATGACACATATCTAGATGGCATAATAGACACTAGCGAAAACACTATTTTGCCAATGTTAGTTACATTTAAGAGTTCAATTCAAAAAACAGTTTTACAGGATAACATCGCCACATTTACAACTGTTGGCGTGCATGAATTTACTGAAGGTCAATCAGTAATTATTACTGGATGCTTGAGTCCTTACAATGGAACTCGCACAGTATTAGATGATAATTTAACAGACACAACTTTTAGTGCAGCAATTACAAATGCAGATGTAGTTGAAGCAAATGTAATTCCAAGTGGAGTTGCTACCTTATCTGGAGCATCAACTTATGTTGGAAATCAATCAGTTAGATCAGCAGTTTTTGCAATCTCGGTTGAAGTATTCCAATCAAGAGTTGCAGCAGGCGGACAAATTGAAGGCGTTGATTTTACAGCTACACCATACAGAATGGGTCGATCACTTTATTCAAGAGTAATTGGAATTTTAGGGCCTTATGTAGATGTTGAAGGTATTTGTCAATAATGCCACCATCCACAATTCTTTCATCGGTTAGGCAACCACTTGCAACTGCATTAGCAGGCGTGGCTGGGAATGTTTATGCTTATGTGCCAGAGTCAGTCATTCCACCTGCCGTTGTAGTTGTGCCTGATTCACCATATTTAGAAATTGAAACAATTGGCAAAAGCCGAATAAGAACTAGAATTAATATGACCATTACAGCTGTGGTTGCTTACAATAGTAATCCTGCATCACTCGATAACATCGAGCAATTAATCATGAGCATTCTGGCAGTTATCCCAAATGGATATATTGTCGGAGAGGTCGAAAGACCAACTGTAACCACTATTGGAGCATCAACAATGTTGATTTCTGATATAAGAGTTTCAACCTACTACGAACAAACAATCTAAGGAGTCAAAGTGCCTACCACAGTAATTACGGGCAGAGATGTTACCTTCACAATCGGTGGTAACACTTTCGATGCTCAAGCAACAAGTGCAGTTCTAACCGGAACTACTAATCGCCAAACATATGAAACTTTGGATGGCAAAGCCTACAAAGTAATCGATAATGATTTCACACTAGCTGTTGAAATGTTAGCAGACTGGGGCGTATCAGGATCTCTATGTGAGATTCTATGGGGCGTAACAGAGTCAGCACCAAACACAGGAATTAACACAGTATTTACAGCTGCATCTGGAGCAGTATTTACTTTCCAAGTGCTACCATCATGGCCATCAGCCGGTGGTGCAGGAAATGATGCACAGACTGTATCTTTAACATTCCAAGTTATTGGAGTGCCAACAGAAAACTTCGCTTAACAATTAGAAACGGGAGCACTAATGAAGTTACCAATCACAATTGAATACACCTCAGGCGAGCAAGCCACTTATGTAGCCCAACCGCCTGAGTGGGCAAAATGGGAACGAGATCGAGGCGTTACAATCAGCCAAGCCCAAGAAAAAATGGGCATATCTGATTTAATGTTTTTGGCCTATCATGCACACAAAAGAGAAGCTGCTGGAAAGCCAGTCAAATCTTATGATGTATGGAGCGAAACTGTTGCAGATGTAATAGTCGGTGATGCAAACCCAAAAGCCACCCAGCAGGAAGCCTAAATCGTTTATTGATTCAGTTGGCGATAGCCACACAGATTCCAATGAGTGAATGGGTTGATGCAGACGACATATACACAGCGATAGAGATATTGGAGCAGAGGAATGGCAAATGAAACAATCGCCTATAACAAAAAAGATCTGCGCGATATCTACAAGGCTTTTAAACTTATGGATGACCAAGCAACAGAGGAAGCACGCCGTCAATCTGCTGCTCTGGCGTATTTTGCATCTCAGGAAATTAAACAAGCAGCTGCAACTAGAACAAAATCTGGCAAAGTTGCGCAAAGAGTCGCGGATGGCGTTAGCATCAGTAAATCGAGCAAGATCGGTGAATTCAGTTATGGATTCGCACGCCAAAAATTTTCAGGTGGTGCTACTACACAAACCTTATGGGGTGGCGTTGAGTTTGGTTCAAATAAATTCAAACAGTTCCCTGCATATTCTGGGCGGTCAGGTCGTGGATCTCGCGGATGGTTCATTTATCCAACCCTTCGCAGAATTCAGCCTGAATTGATTAACAAGTGGGAAGACAGTTTTAATCGCATCATTAAGGAATGGGTCTAATGGCAACCGGTAATCGCACACTCAAACTCTCGATCCTTGCCGATGTCGATGATCTTAAAAAGAAATTAGGCGAAGCCGATAAGGTAGTCGAAACTAATTCAAGCAAGATTTCAGAGTTTGGAAAAAAGGCCGCTGCTGCATTTGCCATAGCTGCTGCTGCTGCCGTTGCCTATGCCGGCAAATTAGCCATTGATGGAGTCAAATCCGCCATTGAGGATGAGCAGGCACAGTTAAGGTTGGCTGCTGCATTAAGGACTGCCACAGGCGCAACAGATGGCCAAATACAGGCAACTGAGGATTACATAAGCAAGACTGCTTTAGCGGTTGGAATAGCCGATGATGAATTAAGGCCGGCATTCCAGAGGCTTGCGGTATCTACTAAAAACACAACTGAAGCTCAAGAGTTATTGACCCTTGCTTTAGATATTAGCCGAGGTTCAGGGAAAGAATTAGAAACTGTTACAAATGCTTTAGGCAAGGCTCAAGATGGTAACACTACCTCACTTGGTCGATTAGGTTTAGGTTTATCAAAGGCTGAATTATCTACTTTATCATTTACGCAAATCCAAGAAAGATTATCTGATCTTTATGGTGGCGCAGCAGCTCGTAATGCTGAAACCTTTCAAGGCAGAATTGATCGATTAAAGGTTGCATTTGATGAAGCAAAAGAAGCTGTTGGTGTCTTTTTATTGCCTATTATTGAAAGATTAATTGGTTATATTTTTGAATATGGCACTCCAATTGTTGATAAATTTAAAGCAGCATGGGATGTGATACGCGCTGCTATTGAAAGAAATAGAAAATCATTTGAGGAATTTGGTCAAATCTTAATTAATGTCGTATTTCCAATAGTTCAAAAGATATTTGGCTTTATGTTGGATGTCGGTGTTAAAGCAGCAGCAGCCATTATTGACGCATTTGGAAAAATCGTTGGAGCAATAACTCCAGTTTTGAATTTTATTATTTCAGCAATTAACAAAGTAATTGATGGCATCAACTTGGTTAAAGGCGGAGCAGATATACAAAAATTGAGTGCTGTTGGTGCAGCATCCGGTGGTTCAATTAGCGGTGGTGGTTTAGGTCAAGTAGGTGGATTAGGAGCTGGTGGATTTACTGGCGGTGGCAGCGGTGGTGGTGGTGCTACTGGCGGTGCAGGTGGTGGCGTTGGTGGTGGCTTAATTGGTGGAGCAGTTGGCGCAACTAGCCTTCAAAACTTAGCCGATCAATTACTTAATGTCCAAGATAAATTTGCAGATTTAACTTTCCAAGTTGCAACTGGTGGAATTTCTCGATCAGCTGCTCAAAAACAATTTGATGCACTTGAAGCCCAATTTAGAGTATTAGAAAAACAAGGCAAAACCCTTGCAGCAAATCCAAGTATTGTAATTAATGTATCAGGTGCAGTAGATCCCGAAGGAACTGCCAGAGCTGTGGCAAATAGCCTTAATAGTCAAGCAGCTAGATCGGTTACCGCATTACGAGATAGAGTTAATTAATGTCAGTTTTTGATCCTGATTGGAAATTAACTGTCGGTGGCGTCGATTATACTAATATCGCTATATCAGATGTCCAACACCAAGCAGGTCGATCTGACATCTACCAACAGGCACTTCCTTCATATATGCAAGTCACGCTGGTTGCATTAAATAACCAAACACTTCCATTTGATATTAACGATTCTTTTGATTTGCAAGTTAAAGACTCAACTGGATCTTATGTTTCATTATTTGGTGGCGATTTAACGGATGTTACAGTTGGAGTTTTACAAACAGGTGCAACAGCCACAGTTGTTCAATACACGCTTTTGGCTATGGGTTCACTTGCTAGATTAACCAAAGAAATCTTTAATGACAACATTTCGCAAGATGAAGATGGCGACCAAATTTATGAGATTCTTTCAAGTGTATTGCTTGGAACTTGGAATGATGTGCCAGCAGCTTCTCAATGGTCAACTTATGATGCAACCGAAACTTGGCAATATGCCGTCAATTTAGGGCTTGGCGAAATAGATCAGCCGGGTCTTTACACAATGAGTTCCCAATCAAATGTTACTGACACGATTTACAATGTTGTTTCAGATATTGCAACTTCAGCATTTGGTTATATTTATGAGGACAATGCCGGTAACATAAATTATGCAGATGCAGACCATAGGCAAAATTATTTGTTTAACAATGGTTATGTTGAACTAGATGCTCGCCATGCGTTAGGCGCTGGCTTATCTACAATTATGAGATCAGCAGATGTTCGCAATGATATTTATATAAATTATGGCAATAATTACAATTCACAGGTTGATGCCACAGATGCCGCTTCAATTGCCCTATATGGCTACAAAGCCGAAACGATTAACTCTCGTGTTCATGGCGCGACCGATGCTCAAGATATTGCCGATAGATACATAGCCCAAAGAGCTTACCCAATACCAGCATTCCAATCGATCACATTCCCAATCACTAACCCTGAAATTGATAACGCAGATCGGGATGATCTGCTAGCTGTATTTATGGGAATGCCAGTAGATATTCAAAATCTGCCTGCTCAAATCTCAGGTGGAGCTTTTCAAGGTTATGTTGAGGGCTGGTCATGGAGCACTCGGTTTAATGAACTGTTTCTCACCATTAATGTTTCTCCAGTTGCATTTAGCCAAGTGGCGATGCGTTGGAATACCATGCCAATAACAGAGGCTTGGAACACAATAGACCCAAGTTTGACTTGGGAGTACGCTACAATAGTCGCATAGGAAAAGGATAAAATGGCAACTACTACCAATTACAGCTGGAGCACTCCAGACGATACCGCGCTGGTCAAAGATGGTGCAGCAGCAATTCGCACACTTGGATCATCTGCTGACACAACAGTTAAAGCATTAAATCCGGGAACTACTGCTGGAGATATTGATTATTACACAACATCAACTACAAAAGCCCGAATTGGTATTGGAACGGCTGGCCAAATTCTTAAAGTCAATTCTGGTGCAACTGCTCCAGAGTGGGGCGCACCAACTTTTTCTGGAGTTTTTGTTCGTCAAAGTGCCGCAACGACAAGTATTTCAAATAATACTAACACAACAGTACTTTTTGATACTGAAGAATTTGATACTGACGCCTATCATTCAACTTCCACCAATACAAGTCGTATTACAATCCCTGCTGGTAAAGCAGGAAAATATGCTATTAACTCTGCTTTCTTTTTCCAAGAAAATGCAAATGGGGCTAGAGTATTAAATATACACAAAAATGGCAGCAATTATGCTAGGTCGCAAATGCCACCTAATTCAGTTTCACAAATAGCCGTAACACTCAATCTTGTAATGGATTTGGCAGTAAATGATTATATTGAAGTTGTCGTTTTTCAAAACTCAGGTGGGTCATTAAACTTATATGGCGGTTCAGCACCAATTCAAGGCTTGTTTTCCGCTTATCTGATAGGAGTATAAATGGAACTATGGGAAGAAGTTATTGCAGCGTATCCAGAAATTAA